ATCAAGAACATAGACGAAAAGAAAAGAGAAGAAAAACTATATGTAAAATTACCAATATTAATTAGAGAAATTATATTAAGTTCTACTATTCCATTACCGACGAATATAGAACTTGTTATTAGAGAAGTAGAAGAAATAAAAAAAATAACTAATACAGAATGCGAATCTGCATTGAGTTATTTAAAGGATTTAGGAATTACCTAATTGTTTATCTATATAATGAATTATTACTTTAGAGGCAGTTTCACTAATCAAATCAATAGAAATTGATTTAAGAGGATTTAATATATTTTTAGTTTTATTCCAAATACTTATATCTCTTACATTGTCGAGGAATTTATGACCATTCCACGTTATAGAGGAAATAGAAAGTTTAGGAATTGAAATTCCAGAGTAGTAAGTTACTTTACAATTTATAAAACCAGCTTCTTTTAACTTTAAACAAGTATATAGAAAATCTGAGTTTGAATAGCCTTCAAGATATTGCTTATTAGTATATGTATTAGGATCTAATATAAAAACATTAGTGTTGGTTAAATAATATTCGAAATAAAGTAAACTATCTCGAACACAATCCTGATTAAGTCGCAATATAATACACCTCGCTTTCGAGGAAATTATACAACAAATTATACTATTTTACAAGGAAAGGAGATGAAAAGAATGTTCAACAACAAATTAATAAAAACATTAAAAACTACAATTAACAACTTACAAAATGAGCTTGATGAAAAGAAAGCAGTAATAAAAAGTTATCAAGAAGAACATGAAATACTATTAAACAATTCAGCAGAATACAGACAAAAAATAACAGATTTAGAAAACAATATAGAATTATTAGTTAATAATTCAAAAAGTAAAAAAATAAAAGAATTAGTTTCAGATTTCGACAGCCAAAACTAATTCAACAAAAAATAAATTCATATATAAATTCATCTCTACTAATATATTAACACAAAAAAGTAGAGATGTCAAAGGAGAAATTATGGAAGATTATATAGAAAACGATGAAGAAGGAAATATATTCGAATTAATAGCTGAAGAATGTTATTACGATTATATGAGGGAGGAATATTAAAATGAACAATTTAAGTTTATATGAAATAACAAATGCATTTCCAATATTAATGGAAAATGAAGAAATGACAGAAGAAGACAAAAAGAAAGTGGAAGAAGAATTGACTCTTTTATTACAACAAAAAAGCCAAAATGTTATTGGGTATGCAAGAAATATAGAACTAACTATTGAAGCAATGAAAAATGAAGAGAAAAGAATTTCGGATAAAAGAAAACTACTTGAGAATAGAGTAATCAAATTCAAAGAATATGTAAAAGAATGTATGGAGAAAAATGGAATTACAAAGATAGATACAGAGTTAGGAAGTTTAACAATAGCTAAAAATCCAGCTAGTGTGGAGATTATCAATGAAAATGAAATACCAAGTGAATATAAAACAGAGATAGTAACAGTAAAAGTAGATAAAACCAAAATAAAGAACAACTTTAAAGAAACTGGAGAAATACCAAACGGAGTAAATATATTAACAAATAATACAAGTTTAAGAATAAAGTAGGTGCAGGAATGGATTATTTAGATTTAAAAGATAACAAAAATAATTTTTATGGAGGCGATTAAAATGTTAGCAAAAAAGGCAACATTAGATGATGTTAATTTAAAAATAATGGTTTGGGGAGAAAGCGGAAGTGGTAAAAGCAGATTTGCTTTATCTTCTCCAAATCCAATAGTAATAGATTTAGAAGGTAGTACAAGGTTATATGCAGAAGAATTTGATTTTTACAAAGCAGAAGTGGATAAAGCTAATACATTAGCGAGTAATCCAGCAACTTTAACAGTAAATTTATTAAAAGAAATAATAGAAGGTCAATATCCAGATAGAAAAACCTTAGTAGTAGACCCTTTGACAGATTTATTAGATTGCATAGAAGACATAAGCGCTAGAAAATATGAAGAAATGATAGGAAAAAAAGTAAGCGATTTAAATGCAGTACAAAAAACAAAATGGTATGCCTATAGAAGGGAAACAGTAAGAAATGTATTAAATCAATTGAAAGATATACCTATGAATTTGATTTTAATAGCTAGAGCTAAAAATTTATGGGATACAAAAGATGGAAAAATGCAACCAGTTGGACTTACATACGATGCATTAGACATAGTGGAATATTTAATGGACATAGTTATTCAATTAGAAAAAAATGGAGATGAAACAAAGGCAATAGTTAAAAAATCAAGAATAGGAAATTTACCAAAAATATTAGATGTTAAAGATTATTCATCAATAGAAAATGCATTAAAAAATAGTGGCAAGAAATTAGCTGATGAAAATAAGTAGGTGGTACATATGATAGGTACACAAAGAGAAGTAATAAATTGGGCATTAGAGCAAGACAAAGATAAAAAACTAGAGATAAAAATATATAAACCAAAAAGAGGATTAAAAGCTAACGCATATTATTGGGAACTTTTAAATGAATTAGCAAATGTATTAAGACTAGATAACGAAGAATTGCATTTTATATTGCTACAAAAATATGGACAAGTAGAAGTAGTAAGTGTTTTAGCAACAATAGATGTAAGTGGATATTTTAAATATTACACAGAGGCAGGAGAATCAAATTTAAACGGAAAAGATTTTAAACACTACAAAGTATATAAAGGAAGTTCAGAAATGGATTCAAGGGAAATGTCAATTCTTATAGATGGTTTAGTAGGAGAATGTAAAGCACAAGGAATTGAAACAAGACCAGATGAAGAAGTAAAAAGTATGTTAAGGGAGTGGAATAATAAATGAGCAAAAGAAGTAAAGCTTGTGATATTTCACAAAAGGTAAAAGAAATAGTATGGCTAAGGGATAACAAGTGTTGTATATTTTGCGGAAGATATGTACCTAAAACTTGTGCAAATGCTCATTACAAAAAGCGCAGTCAAGGAGGTTTAGGGATTCCAAAAAATGTAGTCACAGCTTGTCCAGAATGTCATTATGAAGAAGACCACGGACAACACACACAAATATATGAAGGTAAGATGAGAGAATACTTACAATCTCAATATGAAGATTGGAATGAAGAAGAATTAATATATAACAAATACAACTTAGGGCAGACATAATAAAGTTTGCCCTTTATTATACGAAAGGAGAAAAAACAATGGCAGAAAAAGAAAGTTTTGTATTCTATAAAAGCTTTTTTGAAGCACTACAAGATTTAAAAGAGAAGGATAGATTAAAAGTATATGATGCAATTTGTGAGTTAGCTTTAAATGGAAACGAAACAGAGCTTACAGGATTAGCAAAAACAATATTTATATTAATTAAACCACAAATCCTTGCAAATACTAAAAGATACGAGAATGGGAAAAAGCGGTGGTAGACCTAAAAAAGAAACCAATGGTTTTAAAAAAGAAAAAACCAATGGTTTTGAAAACAAAGAAACCAAAACAAAACCTAATGTAAATGATAATGTAAATGTAAATGAAAATGAAAATGTAAATGATAATGAAAATGAAAATGCATTAGCTTTATATGATGCTGATGTTGAGAAACTAAATAATACATTTCTTGAAACAATAGGAAGTACAAATCTAAACAATATACAAGAATGTATAAGCTATTTAGATAAATTGACATATGAAGTTATTGAGTATGCTTTAAAGAAAACAGCTAGAAAAGGTGCTAAATGGGATTATGCAATGACTATATTAGACAGCTATGTAGAAAAGAAGCTAGATACAATAGAAAAAGTACAAGCAGATGAAATTGAATTTAAAAATAAAACAGTTAAAACAGAAAATAGAGAAGAAACAGCAGAAGAAATAAACGCAAGAAAAATGAAAGAATTAGAGGAGGCATTAAGAAATGCAAATTAGCGAGTTTATAGAAGCAACATCGAGAATAGAAAGTTACTATGGCAAAGAATACACAACAGAGCAAAGAAGAATAATGTATGAGGAATTAAAGACTATAAATATTGAAAGATATAGACAGTTAA